GTGTATGATTGATACCTGAAGGTTGCCGTTGCGGTTAAGATTGTATCTGCTGACATTGTGCTGTCAAATTTAATATCACTTATGCTCAATGGGAATAAGTTTCTATATTGTATTCTAATCAATGGATTATTCAAACCACTTAGAATAGTTAAAGTGGCATCTGAGAAATGTTTCTGTGTTTGTAGTTCTCTACTACCGTCACGTTTTTCAAAGCCATCTGGATCAGCCATAGTTAAGAACCAATCATATAAGTTCTTCCAACCTTGTAGTTTTTCATCCAAAAGAAACTCTACATTCAATGGATCATATGATAACTTGGTACCTGGTGAATACATGTCCAAGAAAGGTGTAGCCCTATTAACTTCACCTAGTGATATACCAGGCAAGTTAACAGATTGACAAAAGTATTGTGTCGTTCTAATTCTATCGAACGTCAAAATATATTTTGTTGGCTGTAGTAAGTTAGTATTTTCAGGACTTCTAGTTAAAGCTGTCATTTTATCTCCTCTATCAGTATTTAGGAGCCAAAAAAAAGAGGGTGCCGAAGCACCCTCTGTAAATATCCCTCTTAACGGGGATTACATCAAGTTCTTAACTTGGAAGATACGGTAGTAAACGTTTGAACGTGCGTTCAATGCGCCATTACCTGTTGTCAAACCAGTTGCGAATGGGTTTGCTACCATGCCGTAACGTGTTTTGAAACCAATCTTTGGTTGGAATGTGTGTTGGTCAACTGCACGAACCATTTGTAGAGGAACGTATGGGCAGTAGAACAAACCAGCGTCATAAGGAGAAGTACCCTTATAACCGATTGTAACCAATTCTTGGTTAGATGTATAACCACCGAAATATGGGTCGATATACACTTTAACACGACCATGCAACAAACCAGCAAATGTATTGCCAGTATCGTCAACTTGTAGGTCAGCCTTTAGGTCAGGTGTGTATTGTAGAACACCAGCCATTGCCATAGCAGAAGCAACGTCAGATGATACAATCATCACGTTACCTTTACCACGACGAGTTTGTTTTGCAATAACGTTAGCATCACGTTCGATTTGGAAAATCAAACCTTTGAAACGTTCAACAGACCAACGACCGTTAGAGTCTGTGTCAAGGTCAAAAGCACCAGCAGTTGTTGTGCCATACTGAGCACCTGGAACAGCGCAAGTATAGATTGTGCGGATAACTTCACGGTTGATTTCAGCAAGAATCTCAGTAGAAAGAATGTTGCTCAATTCTGTTTCAGCATCCAAACCATGGATTGCCTTCAAGTCTTGTGCAAGTTCTAGTGAGTATTCAGCTTTCAATGCACGGCTTTGAGCAGTTACAGTAACTTTCTCAATTGAGAATGCCATTTGTTTGAAAGGACTATCTGTGTCAGCACCTAGAGCTTCTGCTGTAGATGTTGGCATGCCGATACCAGTTGTGAAAGCGTTAGCTGTCAAATCAGCAACAGCGCTTGTGCGGATATCTGTGGTGTTGTTACCTTGGAAACCATATGGGTTGTTAGTAGACAATGCACCAGAGAAATCTGTGTTTGCTTCGTTGAAGAAGGCTTCGTTTGTATTGCTTGGACCACCAGATTGTGTGTTGTAACGAGCACGCATTGCGAAAATCAAGCCTGTTGGGCCTGTCATTGGCTGAACGCCTGCAACGTCATAAGCAATCAAGTTAGGCAAAGCACGGCGAACCAAACTAATCAAGATTGGGTCGTAGTTAGAAATGCCAGAACCTGTAACGTTTGTTGGTGCTGCTGAAACTGCTGTTTCATTCAACTGCTGTGCAGCTGCTGCCATTTCACGTTGTTGGTTTTCCAAAACAAGAGCTGTAACAGCTTTCTTGTATGGGTCTTTAATGGCTTCTAGTCCTTCGTGTTCTAGGACTGGTGCCCATTTTTGTTGTAATTCTTCGGTTAGATACATTTAGTAGTTCTCCTTATGAGTATCTTTTATTGGTAAATTTTATTTATTTAACCAATGATTTTGAGATAATTTGTGCGTATTGTGCGATTTGTGGATCAACAGAACCAGATGGTTTCTTTTCGTCCTCAACCACAACTTCTTCGTTCAGAGCAGAACTAACTGCGGCTTTAACTGGCTGTTGGAAGTATGAATCTACCAATGTTTCCAATTTGTGACCGAATTCTTCTTCAGTAGTAAATTCAACACTCTCTGCAAGTGCTTTCAATTTTTCTACTTGTGTCTGCGTTAGGCCTTCACATACTGCATGTATAGCCTCATTCTTTTTAAATTCGTTAATTTGTTTCTTCATTTCAACGTTACGAGCAATTTCTTCGTTGATAGAAGATTCTAGTTCTTCAACTTTAGTTGTCAATTCTTCAACAACATCAACCTTTTCTTCTGGAATGTCGATGTAGTGTTCTTCAAATAGAGACTTCATACCACGGATGAAATCTTCAACGATTTCGGAACGTAAACCTTTTTCGATTGCCAATTGATTTTCTTTGAAGAATTCTTCTGCCATGTAGTTGATGTAGTCATCCAACTTCTTAGCCAAATCTTCTTTAACTGATTCAACGGCAACTTCAAATTCTTCATACAAAGCTTCTTCAATTTCTTCCATGATTGACTGTGAACGTGCAATAACGGCAGCTTCAAAGATTGTAGTTGCTTTTGTTTTGAATTCTTCTGATAGTTCTTCACCAGACAATAGAGCAGAAACGTCTGCATCCATATCTTCTTTCATTTTTTGTTTCTTCATCATAGACTTGATAAGTTTCTTATCTTCAGCCGCATCTTCGTGGCCTTCTTTTTCTTCTTCTACGATTTCAGCTGTTTCATCATCTTCTGCTTCTTCAGCATAAGACTGGAATGTTGCGCCTGGATTTGCTTGCATCATTTGTGGAGCAAGTTTGGCTTTGATGCGGTCACGAATAGCGTTATAGTCTGTTGCATCAGCTTGAACAGCTTTGTGTTCAGAACCTTGTGACTCACCTGGTTGACCAGACAACTTTTGCATTGGTTGTGAACCAACTGGTGGTGTTGCACCTGGAGGTGTTGCTGTTGGTGTACCTTTTGTGTAATCACCTTCGTCATCGTCTTGTTTTTTAACTTCGCCGGCAACTTCACCAACATCTTTTGTGCCATAAGCAACAGATGTAGGTAGTTTAGAAGGACCGTCTTTGTGACCACGAGCAACTGAAGCTTCAAAATTTTCTTTTGCACCTTCTGTTAGAATTGCTTTAGCGGCGTCTGTCAGATTAAATTTTCCCATTTTGAGAATCTCCTTGATTTATATTGGATATTTATATTTAAAGTTTTTTAAGGAAGTTTTCAAAGATACGTAAGCTTACAGATTCAATATCTTTTCGTGATGCTTGAGTAATCTGTTGTTTAGCAATATCGTAATGTTGTTCGGTCCATACACCGTTTACTAACATCCACTCCTTTCCTTCCATAATACCTTGAACAAATGCTCCAGGTGCAGAAGGGTCTGCTACAATATCTGCCGCTGTGGCCAGATGAAAGTCTCCTTGAACGACATTGATGCCGTTTTCCATTTTAAGAGAACCCATACCTCTAGATGAAACACCAAGTTGTGCGCCACCTTCAATAAGGTTTCTTGCAATGTTACCCATAGGGGTTTCAAGAATTTTTGCTTTGCCTATCCAAGCATTTCCTTCTTGACGGAGATTCACAATCAAGTGAGACACACGGTCAAGATTAATGGATGGGGTGTCTGGATGTCCCAGCTCACCAAAGGCACGATTTTTTGTAATGTATTCTTCGTTGTAACGGTTAACTTCATTACGCATTGTTTCTTCTTTATACATGCGTTTGTTTTTATTAACCGCTTCAGCAACTAAAAAAGGACCTTCAATGAAAAGAGTTTTCTTTCCATCTTTTTCCTCAGTTAGATACTGCACTGATTCGGTAAGTTCTCTGATAAGTTTCATTTTATTCCTTATGGTCTGATAGAATAATTACCATAGTTGAATGCTGCTGGATCATTCATTTGACCACGTTGATAATGTTCGTTATCTTTGCGTAGTTCCAAAATAATTGTGTATGAACTGTTAGCAACCATACCTCTAGTTACGATACCAATATCACCTTTGGAACCTGTTGTTCCTTTGGAGTTATTTGGAATTGTAATCCAGTTTCCTGCTGAATCATATTCA